GTTTCAATTTTGGCTTTTTCTTTTTTTTTTTTTATGAGAGAAATATAGTTTTTCCTTCTTTCTGCTTTGTCCGTCACCTTTAAATGAAATATTTCTTCTATTTTTTGAATCTCAGTTATTACTTTTTCAAGGTTCTCTTCAAGAACACGTTTTTCTTCTAATACAGGATCTTCGCTTTCTTTCTTTAACAATTCTTTTTTGTTTTTTTTTATTTTTTCAGTATCATGACTCTGGCCAGCTTTAACAGTTTTCAAATCTGATTCCATATTTCGCATTACATCAAATTTATTATAGTCAACTATTTTCTCCATTTCAAATTGTATTTTATCAAAATCATCCATTACTAAATCAGTATTATTTACCAAATATGTAACTGTTTCTTTTATAATGGTTGTTCTATTACTATTATTTATAGAATTAATATAATTTTCATGTAATTCAGTATCACTGTACTCCATTTCTGGGCTTGCTTTCCGCTCCACACTCTCGCCTGTTATATCATCTGTATTAAATTCTGGAAAAATACAATCGATGTTTGATATATTTAATGATAATTGAATACAGTAATCGAGGTCTGCTTTATCTTTATCTTTATCTTTATTTTTTAAAATCCATTTAGAATCATGACATTTCAAATAAGGATTGGTTGAATGCCAATTAGATGTATCAAATGGAAAAATTAATTTTTTAGTATCTAAATGTGGATATGGAAAATTATTTAATGTTTCAACATCTATATCACTATCGTGTATTTTAGATACATAATTTTTAATTACACCATTAGCTCCAATTTTACCAATTTTACACAAAGGTTCTGCTTTTTTTTTTGATGCTTCTGCTAGTTCTGCTGCTGCTGCTGCTTCTTCTACAGGTTTTACCGTCGAGTTCTTTGAACCCCCAATAATTTCATTCTTAATTATTTTTTTCTTTTTTTTAGATTTTTCTCTATATGAAGATATTTTTTTTTGCGATATACTACGATTCATATATAATTAATAAATATTTTATTAAATAATTCTCAACGATTTCAATAATAATCCCAATGAAACACAAAATCCAATAATAGAATAATAGGATAGGGTTCCTGGTTTTTTATTTTTATCTTTCGAAAAATAAAATCCATTTACGCTAATTTTTCCTTTATATGCCATTACAATTGATGCTAAATTTATTAATACAAATAATATAAGTAATATAGTGTTTGAAAGGTGTGTTGATACATTTATAGTAGTAAATAAGCATAGCAAATATGCTATTACAGATACAACTAAAATACTATATATAGGTGTATTAGTACTTTTATTGACAGTTTTAAATATAGTTGGTAAAACATTTTTCTTAGAAATTCCATATATTTGTCGACTACTAAATAAAATAGTTAGTAAAATTGTGTTAAATATTGAGAGCAATGTTATTACATTAATTACTTTAGTACTTTTATTACCAAGTAAGACATTATATGCTTCAGTAATTGGATTAATAATAGTGCCTGCTTTATGGTATCCAAGTAATTTGTTGACTGATAAAGAAACACCTATATAGAGAACAATAACACTAATTAACGAATATATCATTCCTTTTGAAATATTTTTTTTAGATTCAATTGTATCATCGGCTAATTTTGGAATAGTTTCGAATCCAGCATAGGCAAAAATAGATATAAACGAGCCATAGATTACACCATCCCATGATATTGATTTAGTTTTGGTAATATTGGTTATATTTATCAGTTTATTGTCATAATTTCCAAAAAAGCATAATAAAATTAATAGGATTAAAGTTCCAGTTTCTAAAATTGATATTCCTATATTTACATTGCTGGTTGTTTTAACATCATAAATATTGATAATAGTGGGTATTAAAATAATACTAATTAATATTAAGTTGTATGATGTATGTTTGAATAATTTTTTTAATATATTAGAAAAAGCTAAACACAATGTTACTAACATCAATATACCAATACCTATTAATCCATATGCTATTATTTTTTTGAATCTATTATTAGTTAAGCCAATTGTAATATAGTCATATTCAGACGACGACGAGTCAAAATGATTGCTTAGATCAGAATAACTTAATGCTGTAAATATACTGATAATACCACCAATTAAAAAGGATAACCATGTATAATTTTTACCATGTTTTGTCGTCAAATATAATAATGAATATATTCCAGCACCAACAATATAACCCAAACCTATAAAATAAATATCATATAGTTTCAATATTTTTTCCATTATAATTAAACTATACAATTAAAATTGAATAAATAAATATTAAAATAGTGTAAGCACTGTTCGAAATGTTTGAAAAATGGGAGATATTCCCTTTGACATCACATTGTTATAAAAAAGGACATGAACGATGTATTGAACCAATTGATATAGAAGAAGTCAATCATTATTTTGGTCCAAAAAATCGTTGTTGTATAGATTGTTATTATGTATTTTTGCCAGTATGTGTAATATTAGATTTGGTAAGTTGTTTTTCGATACAATGTATAAAATAATATTTTTAATTATTAATGAAGCTTAATAGAGAAATACGAAATATAATAATAGTGTATGGAATTGGATTAATATATTGGATAAGTTTAGTATTATACAGAGAATTTACAAATAAAGATATAGATTTTTTAAGAATAAATAGATTTTTGAATTGTAATGGGTGGTGTATTAGTCATTTTTTCCATTATATTGTATTAGGATATTGTGCTCCAAATTATTGGATATATATTATATTTATTGGAATAATATTTGAATGTATAGAATTTGGATTGAATAATATATCACCATTTATAGATAGTAAAATAATTGAAGATACTATTATAAATACAATTGGAGTATTATTTGGAATAGGGTTATATAAATTGTATCCTAAAAAAATAGATTTGTACTCATTATTTTTCAAGCGTTCTACTATTTAAATCGTTTATTAAATTACGATTCAATATTAAATCAGTTAGTGTCCCATATCCTAATATGCTATGCGCTGTTAGAACCCCTCCCATTAATGCCCCAGTAAATCCTAGCATACATACATCTTGACCAGTTAAATAAAAATTGTTTATAACGGTTGATGGTTTAATCACCTCCATATTTGAATAGCGCAATGTGTTTGATTCTAAACCATAGCCTTCACCATCCAAACATCCTAAATAATGATTATTTGTTAATGGTGTTGCCATTTCATAATGGGTGACTTTACCTTTTGTTTTTGGATAATATTTGTACAATCCTTCATTTAACATACGTTGTGCTAATACTTCTTTTAGTTCTTTGTATTCAGCATCTCGTTTTGTAGATGTTTCATGTTCCCAACTAGAAAACCATTCTTTTTTTGCCATACTTAGAATAATAGCATTGCTTTTGCCAGGATATCTGTTTTCCCAACTGGTATCTTTTGCCGAAGAACTAGAAATAAACATTGGTATTGGATTTTTGGTTATATCTTTTTCAAAATCGGTTACTAGAGATTCGTAGTCTTTATTTGGATAAATCCATAGATTAGAATTTCTAAGTTCAAGTTCATCAGACGTTCCATCTAGATTAACAAAACAATATATAAAACTGGTTGAGTTTCCTATTTTATTATTTAGTGTTGTATAGTTTTTTATATTTTTTGATTCTAATAGTTCGGATGGTATTAATGAATTTAATGTTGAATTTAATCCAATTCCACTTACTACATTTTTAGAATAAATTTTATCTCCATTTTCCATAATAACACCTTTTACCGTATTGTTTTCAATGATTAAATTTTCAACCTTTTTTCCAACTAACACACGTCCCCCATGTTCTTCAATTGTTGGAATAATATGTTTAGTAATTTCACTTGGTCCACCTTTTGGAAAATACCCACCATTAAGATAGTGATTTACTATACTAGCATGAAGAAAAAAATTGCTCTTTTTTGGTGTAATACCATAATCACCAAATTGTCCACATAATACTCTTATAAGTTCTTCGTTATTAGTTATTTCACTAATAACATTGTATGTGGTTCTGTTAATGTAAGTGTAATAGTCTTTTTCCCAATATTTTAAATAAATATCTACTAGATATCTTATCCATTTACTTTTAATAATTTTGCTATTAAAAAATAAATTTAAGCTAGATACTTTTTTAACTAATTCAACATATTTTACAATATTTTCCCTTTCTTCGCTAAATGATTTCGTTAATTCATTAATAAAATTAGATTCACCAGCTTTAAATAAGTATGTTTTATCTTCAATATGAATTTCATCATACACAAGGTCATTTTTATCACCCATTTTACACCATTCAATTGGTTTAGTTGTTATTAAATCTAACATTAATTTCCATTTATTAATATTACCAACATAATGAATACCTGTTTCGTGCTCTATCCCCTTTTCTTCAAATACATGACAACACCCACCAGCTATGTAATGTTGTTCTAAAACTAATACAGTTTTACCAACCTTTGATAAATATGCACCACACGATAATCCACCAATACCACTTCCGATAACAATTGTATCAATTGCATTTGGGATTTTATTTTTGTTGTATCTATCTCGGGTAATACAACTTCTTTTGTAATGTGATGTATCATATTTAGACCGATTTGTGTATTGTTTTGGATTTCCATAACTATAATTTATAAAGTATTTATATATTGCTTCAATAATAAATGCTATAATTATTAGTGCGACAATCATTTTATAATAATAATGAATTATCTTTAAAATATTTTCTATGTTATTTATTATAATGTACAGTAATGTTGAATTATGTCATTTTGTCTTATTGATTATTATTTTGTTTTTGTTAATAACATATTTAGTAACATCTTGTGTTAAAGAAAAATTCATGGCAGTTTCTCATTCCCATCATTTAGTACATCATTCTCGTTCGCCAATACATAGTAATAATCAAAAAAATAATAATAATGTATAACGAATTTTATTATTAATATAAAATTGATATAAAATATATTATACTAATTATAATAAATGTCTTCTATAATAGAAGAATTACCAATAGAATTATGGAATATTATACTATTATATTCAGATTTAAAAGGTAGTAAAAATTTTATATATTTGATTTCTATATACAAAGTATTCGATAATGATGAATTAATTGAAATAAATAAAAATTATATTTATGATTATATTGTAGGTTCATCATTTCTTAATGTAAATATTTATAAATTGTACAATACACTAGATTTAATCAATACAAAGACAAAATATATTAGTGCTTATTTAAACATTTTTGAAAATATGTGTTATTTGGATAGAAACATAATTAATATAGAAGAAAGCTTACTTTTAAGGAATTATTTAGAAACTAAAATAAGCGATAAACAATTGAAACAAAAATTCAATAATTTGACAAATAAAATAATAGATGTTGGATGTAATCATAACAATAATGAATTTAGTAAAATGATTAAGTATCTTTAATTTAATTTGCAAGTATACATATCTTGTAAATCTACATTTTCTAATAGTAAATTTATAAAATCTGATGTGCTATTTTTATCACATTTATTTAGTAAATTATCATTTTCATATTTGGTTTTTAATGAATTAAAAAAATGAATAATATCGTAAGAATAATAAGACAAAAAAAAATCAACTTGTGATTCAGCAGTTATCATTACAATTAATAAATAAATAATTACAAAAAATAATACGCATTTTTTTATATTATTATTATATATATATATGGGTAATCGAATATTTTCATCTTTATTATTTAAATGGATATTATTAATTTTTATTTTAATATTAATAATAGTATGTTGTTCTAAGAAAACTTTTGAAGGTTGGGGAAATGAAACTGAAGCTTCTGAGTTAGGTGATATTTTTACTTTTGACATTTGGGGAGAAAGAAGTGAGGATGGAGAACTTCCATCTAGACTTACAGGATTAGCTACAGACCCAAATAAAACAGACCCAGCAGGAAAATGTAAATTACATTTGTTTTCTAATGAAGCTATTAAAGACAGATTAGATAAACCATTAGATTATGAAAAGTGGAGTAAAGCGCCTCCCGACCAAGCGACCGGCCTTATTTTGGGGACCAACTTGTATTTTGATGGCGATGCTATCCCAGAGGATGGGACCGACTGGCCACCTCGTAAGAATACATCAGTAACAATCCCCGCCATGTATGTAGATGAAGATGGTAAAGAAAAGGAAGACCCTAATGGTGGAAAG